AATACTATGATTGGTATAATAAGAACCATGATGAATCAACATCTTTAACAGTTCAGTTCAGTAAATTAATGAAGGTTCGTCAGGTTATTGCCGAAGAAAAAATTAAAGATACCATAGAATTAGCTGAAAATATTTTGGAACAAGACAAAAAAGTTATTATCTTTACCAACTTTACCGAAACATTAAACAGAATTGCCGACCATTTTGGAAAACAAGCGGTTAGATTAGATGGTTCAACATCAAAACCTCAACGACAATATGCTGTTGACCAATTTCAAGATAATGAAAAGATTAAAGTATTTGTTGGTAACGTAAAAGCTGCCGGTGTAGGTATCACATTAACCGCCGCTGAAGCAGTAATCATTAATGACTTATCATTTGTTCCGGGTGATTTAGCTCAAGCAGAAGATAGAGCATACAGATACGGACAAAAAAATTCGGTATCAGTTTACTACCCAATATTTGATAACTCAATCGAAGGAATTATTTACGATATGGTAAATCAAAAGAAACAAAACATCGGAACCGTGATGGGGGACAATATCTCTGAAAGTGGAGATTTTATCGGAGAACTTATGAATAAAATAAACAACCGGAGTTAATTTGGTTGTTTAGATATTTATCATAATAAACAAGCCTATATGAAAAATACAGAAAACAAGGTTAATCTATTAATTGAAGAGATTAACAAAAATGAAGTGGACAGGAAAATATCTCTAGTTTTATCAGAGTCAAAAGCTGAAAAATGTTCACCATCCAAAGTTGAAGAAATTAGACAAGTATTCAACACAAACCCAAGAGTAAAAGAGTCATTTAAAAACTCAATCAACCATATATTAAGAGAAGTCTTCCCTAACAACTATTACGCAAAAGGTAAATATGGTGAAGGAGAGATGTCCGGAATATACGATTTAGAACAAGAGGGTCGTTCAGTAATAAACAAATTAAACACAAACTATAGTTGTTTTTGTGTGTTACTTCGAGATGTTAATAAAGTGTTATTATCTCAAAAACAACAACCAATATCATTTCAAAACTCAAATTCATTTGAACAACTAAATCAAGTTAAACGTTTTGTTGACGTTATTGATGAATATAAAGACAGAATTTTTAATCCCGAGTCATCAACATTCCAATCTCTTATGATGGTATTAGGACAAACCCACGCTTGGGGTCAAAAACGAGAAGACACTACAGTTGAAATCCTTAAAAAACAATTCGGTAAAGATAATGTAAATGCTGTCGGTAAACTTGGTAGTAGTGAAGATATGATTGGTGGTATTGATTGTGAAATAATTATTGATGGTGAGAAAAAAACCGCTCAAATTAAACCATTTACAAATACCAAAACTGAAGACGGTAACACTATTGTTATGGGTTCAGGAAACGTTAAGAGATATAATACCGATTGGTTGATATTTGCCAAAAACAACAAAGAAATTTTAATATTTAATAATAAAAACGGTAAAATATGGGGTGGTAATTTTGTTTTCCCCGAAGAAAATTTAATTTATACTCTTAGCTGATATTTATATAGAAAAACAAATCTATATGGCTGGAATTGCAGAACCGGAAAGAACCCAACTTTACACACGAATCAAACACTTATTGGGTGCACCACTTCGTTCGATTGAAATCGAAGACGAAATGATGGATAGTTTAATGGAATTGTCAATTAGTGATTATTCTCAATATGTTCAAGATTGGTTAATTGAATCTCAATGGACATCCCTATATAATCTTAATTTAGATACACAATCATTATCGAGAGCATTCATAACTAAAAGTTTAGACTATGAAACTCGATACACTTACGCTTATTCAAAAATTGTTGGATTACAAGCCGGTGGTGATTGGGAGCTTAAAAAAGATTATGTTGATTTAGTTCCTCATCAACAAATTTATGAAATCCCTGCTAACAGAGAAATAAATGAAGTTATGTGGTATACACCCGCAGAACTTAATAGTATGTTATTGGACCCTTGGACTTTTGGTTCATTAGGTGCCGGTGGTATAGGTGGACCGGGTGGTTTTTCTCAGATGGGTATGTCAGGTTCAATGTTTATGATGCCGGCATTTGATATGTTATTAAGAATGCAAGAAAATAACATTCAACGAAGAATTATTGCTGGTGACTTAACTTATAGAATCACAGCTTTACCCGAAGGTAAAAAAGCGTTACATTTAATGCAAGTTCCCGGTGGTAAATTTGACTTTGGTAACGCAACAATGAAAAGAGGTAAAGTTTGGTATTGGTATTATGACGTAGGTCCTGCAGATAGAGACAAATGTTTAAAATCAAATCCGGACATTATTAAATTACCTTCAGATGTTCCGTTAGAAGGAATTGATTGGGTGGATTTAAATAACCCCGCTCAAGTTTGGATTCGTCGTTGGTTTACTGCTTATGTTAAAGAAACTTTATCAAGAGTCCGTGGTAAATTTAGTGGTAATATTAAAACACCTGATAGTGAGTTAACAATGGATTATCAATCATTAGCAACAGAAGCTAAAGATGAAAAGACTAAATTAATTGAAGAATTAATTGGTGCTGAAGGTAGGTTAACAAGATTAAAACCTGAAAAAGTAATGGAACGAGAGGCGTTAATCGCGGAGAACTTAAACAAACAATTAAAGTTCAGAGCAATGCCAAGACAAATATACGTAATTTAATTTATATGACATTTATAACAAGAACAAAAATTGGGAACAAATTATTCGGGTCGATGTCTAACCTACCCAATCAACCGGCAATTCAAACAATTGTCATTCCGGAATATAGAACAAATGGTGAAGAATTAATATTAGTTAAAGATGTTGATTATTGTAAAATACTTTTAGACCAAAATACAACCGAACATATTGTTATCAAGGCATTAACAAAAGTTTTAATTTTACCTATGATGGGTCAAATTGATGAACAATATGACGAGATAGTTATTGATAGAGGTGCTGCTGTTGAATTTTTTAGAGTTGATGGTAACTGGTATATATTATCAAGTGATGGATTAAAATTAGAATAAAAAAAAGGTGTCATATTCGACACCTTTTCTGTTTTAATTAATATGTTCTTCCCAACCTGGTTCGGCCAATTCATAAATGTATTCAGAACTAACACCAACTCTATCCCAAAACTTTAATTCTAAATCTGTTATTGTTAACAAATCTTCAATTGTATCTTGGTCACCTTCTTTATTTGGTATACCTCCAACTAACTCACATTGAGTCTTAGTGAAGAATCCTCTATCTTCAGGGTTAGCAATTAATAAACTTTCTCTTAACTCCTTATTGAAAACAATTAACAACGGTTCAACTTTCTTATTGAATGTTGAGATTGCTCTTGGAACATTATATTCACCTGTTAAATCAGGATTGTTTTCAATTTCAGTTTGGTCCAACATATAACAATTAAGTTGTATTGTTGAGGTGGATTTATCTTCCGGTTCCATACCATTAACTGATGTAAATAAATCCAACTCTTTTTTAGTGTAGTTGTTTTTTGTGATTTTTTGAACATCTCCGTGTGATGCTTTTAAACCATTATTAACATAACTAATAACATCTCCCAATGAAACTTTTAAGTCGTGTTTGATTGCCAATTCCATATGAGCCATTCTACTCATTAATGAACCCGCCTTTGTTTTTTGAGTACATCTCTTTTTATAGTCCTCAACCGACAACTTAACTCTTGCTCTTTGAGCGATTTGTTTCAATGGTATTTGTTGGTCGTATATCCTTTGGTGATATTCAAAATACCACTCAATAAATTCTTGTCCTTTTCCTTCCAATAATAACTTCACACCTTTATCTAAAAATACCTCAATGTATAGTGGTAATTTTTTAGATTTAATTGAGTTTCCGGTTAATTTAATCTTACCGTTAGATTCCATCGTGGCATAATTCTTTCTACTCAAATTAATACAAGAATCCCAAGTTCCATCACAATCTAACCCCATCTCACCTTTCATAAACAAATCATTGTATTCTGCGGTGTCGGCGTAATAACCTCTGTATTCTTGTCCCTCTTTAACTAACCAATTCAGCCCTTTACCAATATAAACTCTGTCATCAACACCCTCAGCCGGTAAACTAAAGTTAACTCCATCCGTATCTAGTACCAAAGGTGTATAACCTCGTTTAACAAAGTATTTTACCATCTGACGAAGATATTGTCGTCCTGTACAAGTAATTCTTTCGCCACTATTCATTTCACCCCACTCATAAACGTGTGGTGCAGATAACCCACCAAACATTGAGTTAATGAAGATTTTTAACGGTAATTGTTTTCTATCGTATGATAACGATTTTTTAGAATCAGTTGACTTATACTCCGACGCCAAGTTTTTATACATAATACGAGCATTACGGAAGTAAGTTAACATCCCTTTCATTCCACCCATAACATCACACTCGGGGAACACATCGTGAACCAATTGAATAGACGGATATAGGGAAGAGTAATCAAGTTTTAATACATTGGTAGAGTAACCCACTTTAAGTAGTCGTGAGAGACCTCCAACGAAGTCAGTCTTATCTTCTTTAGCAGGGATAGCCAAATTGTTCTTATATGACCAAGCCAACATAATCATTCTCCATAGAGTTGCGGTTCCCATTGTGGAAACTCTCTCGTAAGTTGTTGGTACCATCGATGCTAATAGAAACGTTCCTTGGTTGAACTCGTCATCCACTGTCAACGTTTCCTCTAAGTCATCATCAAGATATCTCTCAACAATATTATCACCGGTAACCTTTAGGTATTTGCCCGGGAATCTTGTGTCTAAATTATTGAAGTCCGGATTATCGGCTCTTTTATATTTCCCATTCTCAACATTTAACCAATACTCCTCTTTTTTGGCGTACATCGGACCAATCTCTAAATGGTCAATATAAACTCGGTCGGGAGCTTCCGCTTTAATGTATTGAGTAATGTATTTAAGACCTGCAGATTTAATACTTGAATTGATTGCTTGTGCTCTACGAACTGAATGAATAATGTCAATAACATTATAACCCCACAATTGAGTTTGTGAAAATCTCTCCACCTCATTCGCAAGTTTTAACATTCCATCCTTTTGAGATATAGGTCTTACCGGGTTTAGTGATTTAGATATCTTTTTGATATCTAAATTGAGAGCTTTACATCTCTCAAATATCCAAAACCAGTCAAAGTTTGCCGAATTGTATCCACCAATAATTGATGGTTTAAGTTCATCGATAATGTTGAAGAACTCAACCAAACCTTTTCGTTCTTGGTCTTCGTCAGCACACTCAATAACTTTTTGGTATCCTTTATTGGTTTTAATTCCAATCATAAATATACGACCATCCTTTGGTTCCAAAGCGGTCGTCTCCAAGTCAAATCCGAGTCGGGTTATGTCGTTGTATTCTTCATACCCTTTGAATAATCTTTTCTCTCTTGAAATAAGAAACTGCTCAACAGGGGGAAGTACCGTTAGTTTCCCTTTTGTCTTTTCACCCCACGGGTCAACACCACCCTCTTTAAAAAATTGAATGAGTGAACGGTAACCCCTCATTGATTTAACCATAAACTTGAGACCCTTTTCTAATCTCACATTACCTTTGGTTTCTAATTTATCAATGACAATACCGTGTTTTTTCATTGCTGTTCTTTGTAAGTCTTTAGATTTTGAATAAAAGTTCAAATCTCTCAAGTCTCCAACCCAAGCAAATGCCGTAAATGTGTCTTTTTTGATTATCTTTCCCTGACCAGGGATTTCTTTGATTTTGTAGATTGCGTCAGTGACGTAATCATACTCGATAGCAACTATGTGCTCTTCGGGGTCGTTCCCTTCAAGGAACGCCTTAATTTCTTCTTGTGTTACCATAATTATATTTTTTAGATTGACATATTGGCTCCGACATAAGTCAGGTTTGTCTTGTTTCTATAAATATATCGGAAATGTTTGGGTAAGTCAAATGATAAAAAAAATCCCCTCTTAAAAAAGAAGGGGTTTGTTATATTTAAGCACAAGGTGATAAATCATTTTGTACTACACCACTAATATTAATTGTATAACCACCAACACTATCTATTTGAGGTATTGTGTTAACTCTACCAACCACCACTAACGGTGTTGTTAATTCAATATTAGAATAAACAGTAATTCCGGGTTGAAAAACTACTGATAATGAATATCCTGTATAATAATCTGGAGAACAATTTGATAATACGAATGTTGTTGGGTTCACAATTGTTGGTGTTGGTGTTTGAGTATTAGTTGGTGTTGGAGTATTTGTCGGAGTTTCAGTTTGTGTTAGTGTTTGAGTGTTAGTAGGTGTGTTAGTTGGAGTTTCTGTAGGGGTTGATGTGTTTGTTGGAGTTTGAGTATTAGTAGGTGTATTAGTTGGTGTTTCTGTAGGAGTAGTGGTATTGGTTGGAGTTATACTTGGAGTTTGAGTATTAGTTTGAGTATTAGTTGGTGTGTTAGTTGGGGTTTGTGTCACCGTTGGTGTAGGTGTTGGACATAATGAGAAACCGTTTATTTCTCCGCCAGATAATAACTGAACAACTATCTGAGAGTTATTATAATATCCTGTCAATATACCCACACTATTTCCTACCATTGTATCATAAAATATGGTATTTTCATCAAACAATATTTTTTCACCATAAATAATAATTGATGGTGAATTAATTTGGTTACAAGCATCAAATGAGTTTGCTCCTGAAAAAACAATAAACGCGTATCTATTACGTGTTGGAGTTGGCGTATTTGTCAGAGTCTGTGTTGGTGTTGGAGTATTTGTCAGAGTCTGTGTTGGTGTTGGAGTATTTGTTGGTGTAACTGTAGGTGTTACAGTGTTAGTCGGAGTATTTGTTGGTGTTGGCGTATTCGTCGGAGTATTTGTTGGGGTGTTACTTGGAAAGATTGGAACTACACAACAAGGGTATTCCGATGTATAACAATTTATATACTCTAAATCATCCGCAATAAAAGAATCTTGTATATTAACATACAATTTTTCTCTAATTGGTAGAATTAAATTACCGTCATCTGTTTTAATTAAAAATTGTCCCTCAAACCTACCAAATTTATTACTATCTGTTGAAGTGAATTGATAGTATATATAGTATTCTGCTGGAGTATTTGGGTCATCAAAAAGTTTTGAAACAAATCCCGCAGGTTTTGTTATTATTTTTGGGATACCTGTTTCTATATCAATCATAGAGAAAAAAATGGAAGATGATTCCAACAATTCCATAAAATTGTTATAATCACTACGACCATCTTTTACTACTTGTAATTTTAATACCGGTAATGTTGCGTTTTTCTTTATAAAAAAATCCATCTAAAGTTTTTATTATAAATACTTCAAATTATCAAATATTAACTTTCTTTTCTTAATGAACCGTCATAATGTTCAAATCTATCGTGCTCCGTTGGTGTTAGTAACAATAATCCCGGATTAATTTTTCCTTTAACAGTTTCTTGGTAACAATAAGACATTAACGTCTGTTCAAATGGGTGAGCCCATTTTGTTTCTAAATAACACTTATAGTTACCTTCTCTTGTTAAGATTATCGGCCAATTACATAAATAAATTTCACCTGACACATATGACAAACCTTTATGTGTTTTTATTTCCTTAAATTGTGTTTTAGGTGAATTAGGGTCTAATCCTTGAACCGGTAACTTAGGGTTGTTCGGCCAATGAGATTGTCTAAAATCTTGAGGAACGTTATACCAACTCCACTGAACACCATTATCCCCAAAAAATTCAGAATAATTTAATTTAAGAAAATCAAAATTTTCTTTCTTAACAATTTCCACAGATTTTTGATATAAATTATCAACAAAACGAGAAAATCCATTTCGACATACTTCACCTTTTTTTGGATAAAACGCCATATCATCTTCAAACCACCAATAACAATCTAAATCAGTTTCATCGAAATGTTCGGCAACGAATACTCTACCACCAACAATACCAATGTTGTCTTTTTTAATATGTTCAAAACCATATTGTTCACATAGTTCAAGATATCGTGGGGTTGTTGATAAATCGGTTGAATTATCTAATAAGAATTTTCTTGGTTTATCAATAAAGTCAGAATCATAATCTAGCATAGATTGGATTAATACCTCAAATTGTTTAGGTGAGTTAAATGCTATTACATATAACCCAACTTTTGATGTGTCTAAACTATTCGGTTTAATTGGTAAAACACTTTCTTTAACTTGAGTCGTGTTATTTTTTAAATCTTCAAAAAATTTACCCATTAATCCATTACCCTCTATTTCTGAATAACTAATCAACTCAGGGTATCTGTATGTCATAATTGTAAATAACGACTCTTCAGTCCCCATTAAACCTTGTGATAACGTATCATTCATTAACCCATAATAGATACCGTTAATATCTGATATAACATCTTTTCTTCCCCCAAAGAAACCTGCTCGAGCAACCATTTTAACTGGTTCTCCCGCCAACTCACATAACTCAGGATATTTAAATCCGTGAATTTCAGAATTGGTTTCATATGGGAAACAAACAAAATGAAAGTTTTTAACCAATTGTGGTAATTTATCTAAAACTTTATCGTGTGTGAAATACCCCGGATGAATTGTGTTTGTTAAACCAGCATCAATCCAAAACATATATTCAGAATTAAATCTATCTAAAATTTTGGCATCGTGTAAGAGATAAACTTTTGACATAACCAATGGGTTATACATCTCTAACTTGGCTTGAGTTGAATCTGTTAACCACCCGACTTGATTATACCAGTCCGGATTTGTTCTTATTTTCTGTATTTTGTCAAAAAAATCATTGTCTTTAAACCAAGACAAACTTCTACGAACAAATTGTGTGTTTTCACTTTGTCTATTTTCTGAAACAAATTTTTCTAACTCTTCGTCACCAAAAATAATCATATTCACATCAACTTGTAATAGTTGTTGGAATTTATCTAAATAATGTTGGAATGAACGAGACCAACCCTCTTGAAGGTTTCCTCTACCTATTTCCCATAATCCTGTTACTAATGTTATCTTACTCATTTAATTCTTCTAATATTTTGTAAAAGCTTTTATTGTTTTTAACGTGTTCCGCCATATCTGTTCCTGCCATTCTTTCATCCTCGTGCCACCAAGTTTCAAAATAATAATCATAGAATAATTCAGGATGATTTCTGAACATTAATGTCATAATATCTTCTTCGTGGTATAACCTCTTATCGTGTTCAGAAACTTTATAAACATAATCTCTAAATAAGTCAACCATTGGTTTCCATAGTTCCTTTTTACCGCCAAATACACCTCCAATAATATGAATCATTCTATTATATTCTGTAAAATGAATTGGGTTCACTGTTCCGGACCAATAATTTTTATTATTTTCTTTTCCAATCAACGTAAATTTGTCTCCGGTATTTACCATTAAGTTTTCTAAGAATTTATTGTTAAATAATGAACTCTCATAATAACCTTTATTATGTGGTCCTCCCGGTATCAAATATTTTCCGGGAATTAAACCACAATGAGATAATCCAGCATCAATCCAAAAATAATAATCATAAGACATATCTTCAGATAAAAACCAAATAAATTTCATGTATTGAATCTCAATACATCTATCCCCTCGTTTAATTCCTTCAATATCCTTATATTTACTGATAAGTTCAGAAAATTCATTATCGTGTAGATTAAACACAGAAAATTGTAATTTATCCCGACTAACATTATTATCATCGTAAAAAAATTGTTCTAAACTATTTAATTCTTCTTCGGATGTATAACATATAAAATCAGCGTCAGTCATCTTTAATAACGATAATAAACTCCATCTATAATGACCACCACGACTAGGTCTACCACCTAATTCGGTACCATTTAAGTTTGTGTATATTGCGGTAATTATTTTAACTTTTTTCATATTCTATTCATTAAATCTTTTATAATATTTTTCATTACCCCAATCCGTAAAGTGGGATAAATGAAATGGAGATAATTCTCTAATAGGTATTAATTTATATTCTTTATTTGAATACATAATTCTACCCATCATATCACCATCTTCTCCACCCCAACCAACATAAGACTCATCAAATCCTCCATTATCCATAATAAGAGAAATGTCACATAAATAAACACCACCTAACCCACCCGATTGACCTGAAGCTAATGGTCCATTTTTTTTATCACCGGAATACGCGTAAGAAAAATCATCATTGACTAAATCAACATTATCGTTCTTAACAACATTTAATGATGAACTGTCACTTAATTTTGCCAAATCAAAAGTTACAATACGTTTTTCTTCTAAACTTTTTAAAATTTCCAATATTTTATCATAATCGTTTTTTAAGAAAAACGCGTCACAATCAAACATAAACACATAATTGAATTCAGAATTTTCTTTTAAAATAACGTTTGTCTTTTCTGCTTTTTTATATTCACCAAGACCATAAGGGATATGTATAGAATCTTCTATAATTTTTTCAGGTGAAAAATCATATAATTTTGATTCACACATAATACCATTTTCATTTAGGTATTTTGAAAGTTGTTTTAATTTTATCCAAGTATAATCTACATTTCTAATTCTTGTTGAGTTTGGTTGACCATCATCCCAAAACTTCATAACTAATAATATATTATTCATAATCTTTAATTAATTTTTTAATTTTTTCCCAAACATTAAAATTTGGATTTTTAAAAAAATCTTGTTTTAACTTTTTAATATTTTGAATGTATCTATCATAATAATCGTCCGAATTATCTATAATATCTTCAACTTGTTTAATAATTTCCTCAAATGTTAAATTATTTAAATTAATATAATAATCTGAAGGTATATATTCATTAATATTTGAACATCCCAAATAAATTGGAATTGTGTCAGTTAACACCGCATCCCAAAATTTTTCACTAATGTAATTTTTTTGAATTGTGTTTTCACAACAAATTGAGAATTTATAATCATCTAATCCGACGTGTTTATTCCACACTTCACCTTTAATATTTTCACCATTACTTTCCCAATAAGTTCCAAAAATATCTATATTTTTATTAGTAGACAAAACCTCTCCTAATTCTGTTCGTCTACCATAATTAATTTCACTTGTTTCCGGATTAACTAAATGGTTAAAATGAGATTCGTGACCTTTTCTAACAATAAATGAAATTGTTTTAGTTTTATTAAATTCTTTATCCTTTAATTTTAAAGACCAATCCCATTGTTCTCTATAGTCATTTTCACCTCTTCCAGCGTAAAACATTGGTGTCAATGTTTCTATGTATTCATCTCTATCCGGATAATCCATCTTATCCGATATTAATATTTTAGAACAATAATTGTGAATATTATCTTTAGGTTGATTTGGAGACCAAAGGGGTTCTTGTGAAATATAAAAAGTTCTCTCTTTTGGGGTTTCAATTTTATCCCAATCTGTTCTACCAAATACTATTGTATAGTCCGGATTTTCAGTAACAAAAGAATAATCTGTTAAATCATCACTTGACACAAATTGTCTAATCATTCTTGAATTTAGTGATAATGAGTCAGTCCACCAACATTCTAATTTTATTTTAATCATATTATTTTTTTTATTCCCCAAAAATATAAATCGTAAGAACCGGCATTATATTGGAAAAAAAGTTCAGAAAAATGACTTTCAATATCAATTACTTCTCGTATGTCACTTTCTGTTAAGTTTTTATAATAATCACTCCAACCTTCTATTTCATTTAAAAATGGAGCGTCATGTGGATTTGTTCTTCTTGTTCCATGCTCACCTCTACCAGTTGATGCACAGGTGAATGTAAAAAGTCCATTAGGTTTAGTTAATGATATACAATTTTTAATTGTTTCAGCATAATACATATCATGCTCAAAACATTCTGAACTTATAACAATATCGTATTGTTCATCTGATTTATACTCGTGTCCTTTACTCACAATATCAACATTTGGACCTACACCAACATCAACACCAATATAGGTATAATCTTCAAATAGATACCTATTGTTACCGTTTAAGTCTAAAGAACCTATGTCTAAAACTGAACAATTTTTAAATCTTTCAGGAAATTGTTCTTTAACCTTTTTAAAAAATTCTTGTTGTGCTACGTGGGCCATTGTATTTAATTTTTTTTATTATTTATTTTATTTTAATCATATGATTTTTAAAGAGTGATAAAAGGTATTATAACTTATATTTATTTTCTCTAAAAAATTTTTCATATGGATATAAATTTATATCTGATAGATTTTTTTTCTTTGTCGGAACAAAAGAACACACAATACCATTTGGGTCGTCAACATATTTAGGATTTTCTATAAAAAAACAAAAATCAGAGTTAAACGCCGAATATTTTTTATTAACAGTTTTTATTTCTTCATCCCTTATATCTATTACTAAATTATTAATTCCATGAATATAAGTGTCTTGTATCCATTTATTATATTTTTCAATATATCTATACATAATATCACCATCTTCATCCCCAAAACCTAATAATCTTTCATCAAAATAACCTAAATCATCAATTAATTTTTTGTGAATAAAAAAATGAGAAAAAGAACCATTAATCCTAAGTAAATCAGGGGTTTCATTTAAATTATCTTGACCAAATAAAGTCAAATCAGGGGAAAGAACTTCTACATCATCATTCAATAATAAACACCAATCTGTTTTAGAATGAACAATTAAAGTATTCCACAATTTTGATAATCCCCTTTGTTCCGGAAAAAAAATTGGATAAATATTATCATAATTAGAACAAAGTGATAATATTTTTTTTCTATATTCGTTATTAAAATTTTTATTATAATCACCATTTACCGATATTAATATGTCGGCATCTGTGTAAGTTCTTAATTGACTTACTAATGTTTCCACATAAGAAAATCTTTTTGAAAAAGTTGTTATACCTATAGAAAATTGATTCATAATTTATCTTTCTTTAACCGTTATTATTAATTATTTTACTTTTAATCATAAATTATTTTTATTT